CCGTTTCCAGCTAGGTCAGTTAGTTCAAGCTCATGCAGACAGCTATCTATAGCTATATCTGTATTAGCTGAATCTATATAATTATATGCTAATGAGTCTGTACATCCATATACTTTTGGTGTATAACACATACCTGTGTCTGCTGTAGCAGATAAGTCAAACTCTACAAAGCTACTATCCATACAACCAAATACTGGTGGGGGTGGAGGGCAGCCAGACGTATATATTACATCCCATATTTGATTACCAAAATCAGCTGTATCTAATTGCCATATAGTGTCACCACATTGTTCTATGTATACAGAACCATCATTACCACCCCATAAACTACCTGCAACACCATCACCAAAACTATCTTCTAATACAAAATAAAAACTATCAACAGGTAAACATATACTTGCATACTGTGGCTCATAATCTACTATATTATTATAAGGGCCTCCTTCTAACAAAGTATCTCCAAAGAAAGTCATAATATACCAAGATGTTTCTTCAGGATATTGATCAGGATTAACTGTAACGTTTAAACTCCATGTATTAGGAGGACATTGTCCAAATGCTGTAGCTATAGTAAATACTATAACCATTATAAATGTATATAAAAATTTTGTAAAGTTGTTCATTAGCTTGCTCTCCATTTTTCGTATAAGTGTTTTGCCATTTGTTTACAAGTTGCTTCTCCTGGATCTCCATTATGTATTGCAAATTCTCCAATAAATCCAGCAAAAGCATTATTTATAGGAGATCCACCTAATTGTCCTCCCATTGTTAAAAATCCAAATCCTTTGTCGGTATTTGCATCAGCTGCTAAATATCCTACAAAATCTCCATTTTTGTTATATACATAAATATTATTAGAAGCGTCTTTTCTTAAAACTATAACCTCAATATCAGTATTAACCATTTGATAAGCTACAGTTCCATTATCAGTATTATTTAAATTAATAGTAAAAGCGTTATTACCACTTGATGTACCATTAAATCTTAATTGTAAAGTATTTTGGTTATAAATATGAAATCTATTTAAACCAGCAGTATCACCAGAAATAGCTCCATCTGGACTACTGTCTGTTAAATCTCCAGTCAACCTAATAGCCATAGATAAAACACATGCATCTGCAGACACAAATTCATTATCTGATACAAGATGATCGTCACTACCATCAAACCTTAAAGACACTTTTCCCATAGTACTAGAAGCAGCAGCAGTAGCTACAGGTCTATAGTTTCCATCTGTTACTGTTAGATCATAATTACTGTTATAGTAAGAGTTGCTATTTGATATATTACCATTTGGCCAATCGTCAATTGCTCCTGACGCTGTGTTAAAATCATACCACACCTGTAAACCTGCAACACTTGCTAAATTAAATGAAGCATCATTATCTTTTATTACTATGTTTCCTAAACCTAACATTAAAATTTACTTATTATAAGTTCGTCAATATATTCTTGAACGTCTTCTCTAGTAGCAACCATCTTAAAACTTATGTCTGCTTGAAAACGTTTTACTTCTTCGCCGTCATCAAATATTACAATAGTAGGTACAATTGCTATTTCGTACTTAGTTTGATTATCATTTTGCTCTATCAAAAGTGTTTGTCTATCACATTCTTTTAATTTTGAGAACCAAACTACATTATTAGCTGAATTAAAATCTGCATTAAAGTGTATCGCTGTCACTTGAGAAAAAGCAGATGATGAGGCCACCAATAAAAATAGTACTAATAAGTACGTAAAAAGCAGTTTCCATTCTGTGTAATTTTTCATTATCTTAGTTGATCAATTTTGTCTTCCATGCGAATCATACGTTCTTCTAATTTTTCCACATTTCTTTCTGTATTCTTAATAGATTGACGAATATTAACATCCTTCATGTCAAACTCCATTTTAGATATTTCAGGTTTTGGCAACTCTTTTGCTTCAGCTATATCAGCTTGTAAAGTAAACCACATACCAACTAGTGTAAATATTAAAGCTGCAATTCCTGCTAAAGTTTTAATACTTATTTTAAATGCTGTTTCTTCGTTTAGTTCTTTTGCCATTTTATTTTTTGCATTGCTTTGAACAGTGGTTAAAACACACTCTTCCAAAAGTTATCTTACTAATTAGGTTGCAAATAAAGTTTTTCATAATTAAAATATTCTATAGTTAATTCCAAATTTAAAATCGTACCATTCTCTATTCCAGTACTTATTGTATTTACCTTCAATAAAACAACCTACATTTTTATTTAAGTTGTAACCAAAGATTAATCCTCCTGAGTAATCATACCATTGTTCTCCGTCATTAAAATTATGATATGAATATAGACCGCCATCATCATAGTGATATGGCATTAGGTTACCCCAGGAGTGTAACCAAAAATTCTTTTTATAGTGATAAAAATCAAATCCTACCACTAATGAATATTGCCATTGATTAGCTAATTCATTTTGTTTTTTTTCTACATAGTTTTTAAGAACTTCTGGTATTACTACGTTGTTCCAAACTGCAGCATTTTCAGCAACTAAATTACCATCTGGATCTCTATACTCAGATTCATATACGTCTACGCTATACCCTTCTTCAATTGCTAAGCATGTATAATGTAACTGTCCTGAAGCTATTAACCATTCTTCTAATGGATCATAACCATAAGGTTCTGCTAATCTTTGTACAGCTCCTAAATTAAACGATAACTTTTTATTACCGTTTAATCTAAGTCTTTGTGTTGATTCAAAGTATTCTATATCTGCAAATCCTTCTTTAATATACGCAATTTTAGCCATCCATACTGGCTTTACATATCTTATAAAGTGCTGCTGGTCTAGATACTCTATACCCTCTTGTCTTCTATAATCTACTTCAAATAAGTATTCAAATGGAGATAGCCCAATAGTAGCAGCATCACCGTAAGCAGCTTCAGTACCGTCTTTAAATGTTCTTCTATCCTCATATCCAAATCTTTTAATCTTACGTATACCCATTGTTAATGAGTAATCGTAAGGAGTAATTATAGTATCTGTAGATAGGTAACTATTATCTACTGAATATATATTTTCATTTGCCAAAGATGTTCCACCATTAGCTGCTACATAAAATGTAGAAAACTTAAATGGTTTTTTAAAATTTTGACCAAAAGCATTTGTAGACACTAAAATTAACGATAGTGCGTATACTACAAATAAAAATTTAAATATGTAAGCTATTGCTCTCATTAAGCTTCTGTTGTTACAGTTACTCCTTGTTTAGCGTATGCAATTACAGTTCCACTATCTAACTCAATAGAGGTAAAATTACCATATATAGTTATTCCTTTAGGAATAGTAAGATCTGTTGCTATTGCCTGAATAGCTCCACCATTGCCTTCTACTATACCAATTTCACATTCGCTTACATCTACTACTGCATCTGCTAACGCTGTAATTGCAAAAAATGGACCTGTATGTTTTTTTTGATCATTTATATGAACAGTAGTACCAGGTGTTAATGAGTTATTTACACCATCAGCTGTATCACTGTGCCATTTGTCTTGCTCCGTTCTAATTGTTGACATTATTTTATAATTTTTATAATATTAGTTACTTGATCTGCAGTAATATCATCTGGTAAAACATCTTCAGAAACCATATGTAATTTTAATTCCATATCTTGTTTTAAAGCTTCTGTTACTTTTGCTAATTGCTCTTTTCTAGTTTTTACTATTTCAGAGTTTTCATTTTCAATATTTGCAATTTGTTCTTGAGCATTTGCCTCATTTCTATTTGCAATATCATTAATCTTTCTAGCTATTTCAATAAACTCTTCTGAAGGTTTATTTAAATCCTCTACATCTTGTAAAGCATCTTTAATAATTAGCATGTTTTTACCTGCTACTAAAGCAAATTTTTTACTTTTTAAATCCTTAACTTCTACTAGACCGTTATACAGTCTTGCAAAGTCATCTTTTGTTGCATTAATTTTTGTCATCTCTATTGTTTTAATTGGTTAATATTAGCTTTTGTTAACTATTAAATAGTTTATTTTAAATACGTCAGCTGCATCTGTAGCTACATCATCTGTGTTAACTACTACAATTTTACAACTTCCTGCTGTTTTAGTGTGAAAATACACTTGTATATTTGCTCCACCTGTTCTACCAGATGCTACACATTCTAAACCTGTAAGTATTACAGAATCAGATTTAATTGTACTATTTGTAAAAGTAAATTCAACTTCTGCAGCACTTGCTAATACAGCTCCATATAGTGTAATTATACCAGAAGTTGTATTAGAAGTTACAGCAGTAGTTGCACTACCAGTTTGACCAACAGAGGCACTACCTGAATGTATAATACCTTCTGCAGCTCCTGTAATAATTAAACTACCTGTATTTACAGTTACGTCTTGTCCTTCAGCTGCAATTGTAACTGCATCTGTTGCAGTAGCACCTGTATATGTTTTTAATTGAATGTTACCATCAGTACCGCTACCAGATTTACCTGAAGTAATTACCACAGATCCTGCAGTACCACTTCCTGATGCTGTACCAGCTGTTAAATTTAAATTACCCGATGTACCATCTGCAGACCCACCTGATTCTAAAGATAAAGCCTGACCTGCTGTACTAGACGTTGTAGCTGTAGGTTTAATTGTAGGTGCAAAAGTGTTACCAAATCTAATACCTCCATTACCTAAGTTAAGTTGATCCGCATTGTGATAATTAGCAGAAGATCCTAAATACATATTATTACCTGTTACGCGCACACCATTTTGAGCGCCATCAGAACTTAAGTATCCTGTGCCTAAATCAATATCATTGTTATCACAGTCTAAATCAGCTGCTAATGTTGATAAAGTAGCATCTAATTTTAAAACTCCTGCACTAGATACGTCTAAAGTTAAATTAGTTCCTGCATTAAGAGTAGACCATGCTGGTATACCTGTAGTAGAATTATAAACTAATATTTGTCCATTTGTACTACTTGCTGCCGCTGCTATTGAGTCTGCAGCATCTGCATAAAGAATTGCACCTTTTGCTATTGTAGATAATCCTGTACCTCCGTTTGTAACTCCACATTCTCCTGTAACAGTTCCTGTAAAATCAACTCCAGTTAAAAATCCTGATGTTGCATTATTACAAAGACTAAGGTCTATACCTGCTTCTAAAACAGTAAGTACTATGTTATTACTTGTTGTTGCTACAGTTAGCAATCCTGTGTCTCCTGATTTTATTCCTTTAAAATTCAGTTGATTTTTATTTGTAATGCTTACATATAGTTGTTCTGAACTCACTCCAGAAGTTGCTAATGAAGGCATCATAGTCTCTACTGCAAGTTTTCTTTTTTTACCTGTAGCTCTATTAGTTACTCTAAAAATGTCATTACTGTTAATGTCAGTTTTAGTAAGGGTTTTATAAGCTATATCAGATTCTCTGTCGTATTGTGGCATTTCTATTTTTTATTGAGCAATAAAGTCTGTAGCGCAATCTGCGCAAAACTTATTTGCAAAGTTAATAAATTTATCTAAATATGCGACACTAGCTGCTGTAGTAGTATCTGCATCTGTAAATGTAAAAGTCGTGTTGTTTTGACATAATTGCCAATGTCCTGATTGTTGTCCTTGTGCTGATTCTGGATTGTAGCATCCTTGTGTACAGCTTACACCAGATGACATTACATATATATTTCCACTAGGCATTTGTATTACATCTCCTTCCCACACTATTGTGTTTTGTACAAAATATAAATTAGGATCTGTAATTACTGTTCCTATTCCAGCAGTATATGTAGAACCTGGATAGCCTGCATCATTTAATCCTGTTGTAGGACCTCCCTCAGAAAGTAATTCTGCACAAGTTTGATTATTTTGAATCTCATTAGGAGTAAGACCATCTTGACAATTATATAGACAATCTAATTCTCCTCCGTGGCTTTTTAATACATAGTCAACTAAAATAAGTTTCCAAGTGTTCATAATTGAACAATCGTCTGCTAAACCTGTTTTTAGTTTATTTAAATATGATAAACCTTTGTTAGCTAAACAGTTTTCTATGTTTTCTAATATTCTTTTCTTTTGAGTAGCGTCTAATTGACAAGGATTTACAGGTATTGTATAAGTACAAGAACCATCTTCACAAACAGCGTTTGGATCGTAGTTATTAGCTAAAGGATCAGTACATCCGCAATAAACGCATGAACCGTCATCTGATGTTGCATTAGAATCATAATTATCAGCATTAGGGTCTGTACAACCACAAGATGAACTATCTGCTGTAATAAAGAAAGTATCACTTATAGAACATCCATAGCAATCATCTGTTACTACATATGTGTATGCTCCTGCAGGCAATATATTACCTGTATTAAATATTGCATTGTTACTAATTCCAGTATTGTTAGTCAATGAAATTGGACCGCTAGCGTTAAAGATTTCAATACTCCAGCTAGGACAATTTAAAAAACTACTAGTATAAGCATATATACTAAATGATCCGTCAGAATTAGTTATACAATCTGAGCTAATTGTGGCATTTGTTGTAGTAGGACTAAAAGTTACAGGTTCATTATCTGTACAATATATACAGCAAGAATTTTGAGCAATTGTAGCACTTGGTAAGTAATTTCCATCACAATCGTAATATACTCCATACTGTCCATTTATCTGTATAGAATTAGGATCTAAACATGCAGAGTACTCGCATAAACTATTATCAGGTATTGTAGTATTTGGATTATAATTACTTGCTAAAGGATCAAAACAATCTATTATTTCTGGAGTACATGCATTTTGCATACATGTATTATAATCTTGAAAAGTTCCAGTACCATCTAAAGGATCAGTACATTGAAAAGTTAAAGGATTACAATTGTAACTTTCATAAATACAAGAGCCGTCATCAATTGTAGCAAGAGCATTAAAATTTAAAGCTATTCCACCATTTGTATTTGGATCTCCATCTGTACATCCACATAAAGGAATTGTAGCAAGCAATTGTGCAACTGTTGTGCAACTTTGATTTGTTTCAGAATTAGTAAATCCTACTTCTACACTATAAGTATGAACTCCAGGAGTTACCCCATTCCATCCAATTGAAGGACTACTTAAAATATTTATTAAATTACCATCTCCAAAAATACCAGCTTGTACAAAAGGAGCTCCCATTTGAACACCATCTTGGTACCATATAATAGTTAATGTAGAAGTTGTATTATTAGTATACCCTACAGCAACTCCTTCATAATCTACTGATACTGCAATTGATACAGGGTTACAAGGAATATCTTGATCGTATGTAATTGAAATATCTGCTGTAGTTGTACAATCGTAGTTACATAAATTTATTTCATGTGCCCATAATTCTGTAGGTATTACTAAATAGTCATTAAATGAATTAGATTGAGAGTCTGAACAAACATTTGCTGGTATCTTACCCGCAGCTCTACTAAAACATTTTTCTAAACCTGCATCTGCTCCTGTAGAAGAATCTTCAATTTCAATTTTTACAGAATAAAATCCATATCCTAATCCTGTAAAATTATAAGTAGGAGATGACTGCCCTGTTTGTTGAGCAACTTGAGTAGCATTTGTGTATGCTTGAGAGTCTGCTTCAGTAGGGTGGCTAAACAATGTAATAGTATATGACATTGTAGCTGTTAAACTTGCAGTAACTAAAGGATATAGTCCAAGTTGAAATTGTATTGACCCATCGTTATTAGACCCTAAAGGATCGGTAGATACAGTTTGAGATATATTTGTAAAATTACCTATACCTGTTTCTACTAAAATTCCACTAGCATTTTCAATATTACCTGTAGCTGCATTACAGAAAATACAACTTTGATCATCATTGACAGCTGTAGAGTCGTAATTAAGAGCTCCAGAATCTGTACACCCTTGAGGTGCACGAAGTTGATTTATTCTAATAGATCTTAGATAAGTACAACTTTCAGAATTTGTTATTGAAACTGTATAAGTATCTGCTGCTAAACTTCCAAACTCAATAGAATAACCCATTGAGAATTGTAAAGTATTTGTAGCCGCTGCAGTAGCACTTACTTGCTCTCCTGTTACACTTACTAGTGTAAATTTAGAAACTCCAGAAGCTCCGTCAGCCCCAATTGTTCCTGTAAGTATTTGTCCAACAAAAGTACCATCAGGAATACCAGTACCAGTAACCTGCATGCCTGGTGATACTAAATCACTTTGTGCTCCTCCCGCAAGAGTAACCTGGTGTGCAGTAGCTGCTGTAGTATTTGTAATACAAGAAATTCCTGTTGAACTACCCTGCGAAGCGGGTAAAGTTTGTGTAATAGTTGAACCGTCAAGTGCTGTTAACGCTACTGTAAATTGACTTCCTCCAGTTGTTGTAGGAAATCCTGAATCAGCTACACCGTCACCGTCATTATCAAATATTGTAAATTTAAAACTACCATCTGAAGAATTATAAGAAGCAGATGTAACATCACTAAAATCTGCATTATAATTTTCATCTTCACAATCAAAAGTACAACAATCAGTAGCAACAAAATTAGCAGCTAAAGCTCCACTTAAATAAGTAGCTGGAATTGTATTACCGTCACAATCTAAATTTGTTGTATTGTAATAATAAGAACTTGTTGTATCAGAGCATACATAAAATGTTGGAATATCGCCAGCGCAAGGTTCTAAATTTTTAGAATATTGAATCCAACCTATAGCAGGACTCTTTTGTGTAGCTGTTGGAATACCTATTATTCCTATTTCATCTCCTCCAACATTATTAATACTGTCTGGAAAATTAACTCCAGTTAAATCATAAAATAAACCTTCTGGGTTTTCACTATCTAAATTTGCTATCCACCCATCATAAGTTATTCCTAAAGTTTTTAGCTCATTTGCTAAAAATTTTCTAGCAGATGGGCCTCCCCACCAACCTGCGTATAAACTTGGAAGAAAGCTAGCTACTTCCTCTGACTGTTCCCCTTCTTCATCTACAATAAAATAAGAAGATGCCCAGCCTTCAGTTAATAGTCCTCCTGTAGTATAATTTAATAAATAACTAGTATCATCAGTAAATCTTGAAGCGTCACTGAAATTTTGAATATGTTTAACTTGTTGCTCTTGAGTAGTATAACCAGTAATACCCCAAGTAACATTACTATCATCTGTTTCCCACGCTGTATCTAAAGTAGTGGCGTAAGTTTGATTATTATCTTGAGTAAAAGAATCATAAATATGAGGGTAAGATCCAACAAAATAAAAATCATTAGAGTTTGCATAAAGAAAATTATACTCATGATAGGCATCTCCAACATAAGATGGATGTGGGCTACGTAAATTATACCACCAAGGTAAATAATTTTGCCATAAATTTGCAGGATCTTCTACTACTTTTGTAAATGTGTGAAGAGCTTTATTTCTGGCAGTGTTTAAAACCTCTATACCAGGAGACATAACCTGGCTTACACTAGTATAATCGTCATCTTGTGTACTACCTGTACAAGCAGACGTAGCTTGGCCGTACTCAATATAAGCTTCCTCATTATAGTCTACAGCTCTTTTCCAAGGAATAAAAACATCAAATATTTTTTCCCAACCATTACTCCAAGTAACTTTAACAGTTGTTTCAGAGTTAGGAAAGCCTTTTAATACATATTTTAATTGAGCAAAATTACTACCTAGTGAAGAACCTGAACTAAAAATTTCTGAAGATAAATAATTCTCAACAATATTAGGATCAGTAAACTCTATATTAGTAACTGTAGCAAATGTAACTTGGCTTGGAGAAGTAATGTAAATTAAACCATACCCTGTTATTACTTGTCCATCTACAAGTACGTCGTTATGATGACTAGATCTAATCAGAACATTAATCTTGTCATCAGCTATATCAGCTCTACTAACAAAATTATTTTGAGATGCTATCTGATCTAAATTTTTACTTGTTCCTGTACGAGGGTCATCTTGCTCTGCCTGCGCTTGAGCTTCTTCTAACTTTTCTTTTTCAACTTCAAGTTCAGCTTTTTTAGGATCAGTTATAGATCTACGCGTAATATCTTCTAAAAACTTTTCTGCAAATTTTAAATCTCCAGATTTTAAAAGTTTGTCGTATGCTTTTTGTTGTTCAGGTGTTAATTTTACTGACATATTAATCTATATTAACAGTTGCATCCACATGATGCGTCACAAAGTTCCTTAGCTTTTTTATATTTATTTGCTGCATCTAAAGCATAACCACTATTAGAAGAAGTTGCAGTATTAAATAAATCTATTGCAGTATTTGCTGCATGTAGTAGTAAGTAAATTTTTTCAGCTTTTGCCAAAGACGATGCACATTTTGCACAATCGCATTCGCAATCTAATAATTCGTTTGTAAGTTTTACCAAGCAACAATCTATATCACAATGTATCATTACTAGCTTTTTTGCTACAGAAGTTGCATTTTCTATAATGTCAATTTCGTACACTCCTCCAGAAAAAGGTAAATCAGGTATATTAACCATTATTTGACCAGTACCAGTAGACGAATAAGTTAAAGTATAATCTACAGTAGCTCCCTGTGCGTGTAGGGGTGTAATTTTTAAGGTTGCACTAGTAGCTCCACTATAAGATTTACCTTTTATAAAAAGATACTTACAGCTACTAATTACGTTTACATTTGTATATGCCATTGCTTTGAATTTTAAGAAAAAAAGACCTATAGGGGGACTATGCCCCCTATGAGTCTTATATTAAATTAAATATTATCCGATGAATACGTATTCAACAATAATATCTAGATCTGCTGAAGAACCAGTTAAAACTGATGTACCAATTGCTACTTTAATTGCAGTACCGTCAGAAACTGCAGAAGCTTCTTCTACAACATCTTCACGAACAACATAGCCTGCATCGAGTAGCTTAGCCTCAGCAATAGCTGAAGTAGTAGTAACACCACCCGCAATAATTGTAATTGTTGCATTATCTGCTCCTGAGTCAATTGCTCCACGAGCAATTACAGTAGTAGATGTAATTACAGCTCCTTCAGGAACATTACTAGTAGTTGCTAAAGTTTGAGTAGCTACAGTAACACCGTCAGTGTGTACATATCTTGCAGATACGTATCCGTATTTTGGATTTGAGTTTGCCATTTTTCTAAATTTTAAAAGTTAATAATTATGCTAAAATCAATGCTGGGAATACTCCTGCAAAATACCCGTTTAGAATATTTTGAACTACGTTACTGTTAGCATCATTTGTTTTTAATGCTAAAGTAATTTCAATCAAATTATCAACTCCGTGAATTTGAGAATGAGAACTTCCATCCTTAGTAGCTACTAAATTGTACATATTAAAGTTTGTACCAGCCTGAACTTGCGCTGCAGGAGTGTTTGGTAACTCTAGTCTGTTGTAATATCCGTAAGCTGCACCTCTTAACTCTTTTTCAAAGTTAGCTACAGCAGCGTTATCACCAATACCAGGAAAAGCATTTTGAGTAGCTGATCCAGATGCAGTAGCTGTGTAAGTTTGTGTAGTTCCAGAATAAGATTCTACAATTACATCAAAGATAGCAGGTCCGTATTCCCAAGTGTTGCCACTTTGAGCTACATCACCTCTAACAGCTCCTTCAAATACTACAGTAGCACCTGCAGTTGCATCACATACATCTTCTAACCAATCAGGTAAAATTGCAGCCTCATAAGCTGCTTTTACTAATGCATCTGCAGCCGTGTGAGCTGTACCGTTAGGAATTTCTGTTGTAAAGCTAAAAAATTCTGGTTTTACACCATCTTTTCTTACAAACTTAATAACAACCTCTCCTGCTGAACCTGCTGCACCTGCAATTGTTACAGTGTGTTGATGAGGTAATGCTGCAGAATAAGAGCTTCCACTAAAATCAATTACATCTTTTCCATAAAACCATGGAGAGTAAAGGTTTTTACCGTGGTATCCACCTTGTACAAATCTAATGTATGGAGAGTCTGCAAAAGTATCTCCTAATGCTAATGGAACTGGCCCATTGTCACTTTTCTTTTCAATAGAAACGATTCCGTCTGTATACAAACCACCTGTAGGTGCTGCATAAGCGACGCCGTTTCCAACTATTAAATGTCTTGCCATTTTAATAAAGTTTTTGTGGCTTTATGCCACTATTAATAATTATTCATTTTTACCAACCTCAGCGTTATGAGATCGGTACCTAGGGTCACTAATTCCCTCTAAAATACCGCTTACTGTCATGTCTACAATCTCTTGATGAGTATGGTTAGGCAGTTCGCAGTCAGTCCCCAAAGATAGTGAAATCTGAGCGGGTTCTCTAATGTATAATATTTTTACGCTTTCTGTTATAAATATATCATTCGTATAAACATCAATATTATTAGCTCGTATAGTAGATAAAGGTTTTGTATGCTTAGTTGTATTAAAAGGGTCATTTAACAAAGTAAAAATGTCATCTTGTTGTACAAATTTATTTTGTGATTTTAACGATCCTGTAGATTGCGTTGCAATTCTAGAATCATCAAATATGTCTGCTTCATACAGTCCTTCTACTATTAAATTTTCTTCTAAACCTGTAATTGGATCAAGAACAGCTGTGTCTATTTGATTTAAAGTATCTACAGCAACTAATGATGTAATTAGGTTTGTACTTGTGTAAGTATTTGTTACTGACGCATCCCAATTAAATTGTGGGTATATGTTAGTATCTACTCTTACAATAAATTGTCCTGGTAAATTTAAAGTACCATACTGCTCCCAAAATATACTTATTCCTGGAGCAATTATATTATCAGGATCTATTAAAGATAATCTAAATACCTCTATATCCTGAGGGAATTGTAAACCTGTTGGTAATTCCCATATAGTTTGATTTAAATAATTTGCAGTAGTAAGATCGTTAACATCAGTTCTCATAACTAAAGAGTTAATAAATCCTGTGTTACCTTTTAAAGCAAAATCTAAATCAAATGTAAAATAGCTTAAACTTTCATCAGCGCTTGCTAAAGTAAATGCTATTGGATTACAATTGTTTATTAAAACTTTTGAAATATGATTTATTAAATACATATAGTCATTTGGAAGCTCTACAGTATCTATGTAAAATTTATTACTTAACTGCTCTTTAAATGTAGCAATTAATACTGCCTCAGTTAAAAGAAATCTTAAATCGTCAACTCGTTTTTGAGATTCTTCAAACCCTTTTCCATATTTATTGTTTTTACCATACTTTAAATTTATAAACTTAAACATGTTTTTGTTAAGTTCAATATCTATCTCTTCTGGTAAAAGCAAGTCAGCTTGGAGTGAATTAATCTTATCCACTCCTTGCTGAACCGCTAAATGCATTTCGTTTACTGTCATATTATTTTAATGCCAATTCTTTTAGTTTTGCTCTTAAAATTGTCAACTTTCCAGAATTTTTCTTGTCTTTTAAATGGATAACTGTGTCTTCCATTGTATCGCCAAGAACTTCGTCAATAAATATAACTTGATTTCCAATCTTACGTAAAACTCCAGCTGAAATCATTTCGTCAATTTCTGCTTTCATTTCAAGATTCTTATCAGTTGCAACTCGTAAGAATTTTTTAGGACTCTTACTTTTAAACTCATAAAGAGCATTTTCAATCTGATCAGAAGTCATTCTTGCAGGGTTACTGCTAGTTAATAACCTTAGAACTCTTGCCATATTTTTCGGGTTAGATGACAACTTGATAAATTCTTTATCAGCGTCTTTTCTAAACTGGATTTCATTGTTTTTATCCTTATCATCTCTAGTAAGATCTTGAATATAAAACTTTTTTGTGCTGTCTTTTTCCATTTCTGCTTTTGTTAAAGCTACATATGGATGAGCTAGTGCAAATCTGTATTTGATATAATCCATAATACTTATGGCTGTACCATCTTCATTCATTCCTATCTCAAGCTGCACTCCTGTAAATGATACAGGAATTGTAAGCTCTGCCCAGAATTTTTTAGAGTGTGTTGGCCATTCAACGTGTTCAGGACTAACATCTAATATTCCTTGCATAAACTTTTTTTCTTCGTCAGGATTAAATCCTTTCAAAGGTTGTCTATTTACATAAACGCTGCTAAGTTTTGTTGTTGCCTCAGCTCGCACCTCTTTTGGAAGGTAACCTTCTAAAGGTTTTCTTCTCAAGTAAACTGTTTTACTCATAATTTAGTTCTTTTAAAGTTTTAATAATGGATGTAAAGAATAACTCCCCAATATTTTAAAATTGAAATCGCGGGGGATTAACTCCCCCACAACCTCAATAAAAAACCAATATATAGACGCAAATTAATGCCTAATTAAGAAGCGACGCATGTAATGTCAAGCGAAGTATCAAAACGCTTAAGCGCGATACCAGCTGTCTTTAACATGTGTACACTCGCACCGTCAACGTCAGATGCTCTTGTATCTGTAGCAGAGAAACCTCTTGGTACTACAGAACCAGCAACACACCATCTCATTGCTTCACGACCTTTCTTAGAAATCATTTGTAGATTATTTTGTCCGTCATAGTTTGACTGATCAACAAATACCATACGGTAAGATTCTAAAGAATAACCCGTAACTGGGTGCTTAGCACGAGCTTGAGCAACAGCACCGTGATCAAATAATGGTAATTTTACCACATTGATTACGTGTCCATCTACGTGCTCGTACGAGTTAAAGTATCCAGTCAAACCTAAGCTACGACCAGATCCTGTAATAAATCGACTGTCTCCACTAGATACTTTAAAAGCATTTGTGCCTCCAAAGTGAGCTTTAAGAGCTTCGTCGAATTCACGAGCACCACCAGTACCCGTGTATAATGTAACTTGCTTGTTAGAAGCGTCAGTCATTCCGTAGAACAAGTCACCAATAATGTTCTTCAATTTAGTTTCAGTCATTGTAGAGTAAGTGTCTGTTTCAACAATTTGCTCTAATAAACCAGGACCAACGATTACAGGCTGACCGTTTTCATCTTTCATAGTTGTTACACCATTAGAATCATAAGTCTTTTGCCCGTACCAGTAATACATTTCACACTCTTCTTTAAAGTCAAGCATGTGTAAATACTCTTCATAATCCATCCAAAGTTTAGTAGTAGATCCACCTTTAGTTGGTAGAGAAAATTCTGCTACAAAATCTTTAGCGTTACCAGACATGTGGTAAGATTTACGAACTGTAGTCAGTTTGTTTCTTACTTTACCTGGAGTTTCCCAGTTAGAAGCGTTTCCACGAGAGAAGTCAACTCCTACAGGAGCAAACATTTGTGCAAACAAAGAACCTGCTGCAACATCAGCTGCTGGCATAGTTGCTGCTGGATCAGGATTTACTAATTGTAAAGTGTAAACCCAACCAGTTCCACCAGAAACCTGCATTGGTTCTTTCATAATACGAGCTTGTACCCCTGTTTGAGATACTAGTACGTATGGGAAAATAAAGTTTTTATCTGGGAAAGTTAATTCAAACGTAGAACTACCAAGTCCCAAGTTGGTAGTAGTTGATGGCGCAGCCGCTACTGGTCTAGTTCTCCTGCGGTGTGTTGCCACACGATATTCATACTCAAGGCGATCAATTGATTTTACGTTACCAACACCTTCTGTTAAGAAAGATAAAGGAAATCGCTTATCATCCTTACCCGCCAAATGAGTAATAATAGGAGATAATTCAGTAGGCTTAGACAACAACGCGTTTGCTAGACTGTTCATATCAGTCATTTGCGAATCATTATAAAACGTTTTTTGTACGCTTATGTTAGTTCCATTGCTCATTTTATTATCATTTTAAAAAGTTATATACTAAATTCAAGTCGCCTTGAGAGTTAGTCAGTTATATGCTAAGATCTAAATCATCTATATCAAAAGATTTTTTTGACCTAGAGGCCTTACGAGCACTTTTAACAGTTGCTTCGTTTTTGGCAATTTTATCTCTCAGGGATCTAGTCTGCTTAGTTTTAGCTTTTTTATCAATAATTGTATCCAAGTTAAAACCTTTAAACATTAAGTAATCTATTGCTAGTTTTACTTCCATGTCTGCTTGTGCATGATCTAAATCACGTTGTGTGCGTCCATCTCTAGACACTGGTTGCGAAAGGTAATTAAAAAATTTACTTTTCTCTCTTTCTGTAACTTGTAGCCCCGCAAACTCTTTTGAGTCTTTAATTGTGTCAGCTACTCCATTCCAAAAAGTTTCTTGTTCTTGCATTTGTTGGTATCTCATTTGATTTTGTTGTTCAACCAACTGTGCATTTCGCTGTTCTTGTGCTTTTCCTAAAGCTTGTCGAGCAGCTTCTGCTTTATTATGCAATTTGCCAGAATCTTCGTAATCTTCTAGCATTTCATTTATAAAGTCATTGTCATGACCTTTTACTCTAAAATAGTCAGACAATATTGCTTTCTGACTTCTTGTATCATCTTCAGTAAGAGTAAACGCATTGTAATCTAAATTAGGATCGTGCGCTTGCATAAAATCTTGCGATTGTCCTCCAGCTAATACATACTGCAGGTGATCTTTTACTAAAGGAAATGATTCTAAAACTTCATCAAGTCTATCGTCTGCCATTTGAGAAGCAATATCTTTTGTCATCTCTGTAAGCCCTTCTGCAGTATCAGGATAATCTCCCTCAACTTCGTATCCTAAAGCACTTAGAATTTCTCCTACTACAGTGTCGCTTTTTTCAGAAGGTTCAACGTCATCATCATCATCATCGTCTTCTTCGGTATCCTCTTCTTCTATCTCTTCTTCCGTTTCTTCTACTTCGTCTACTACTTCTTCTGTAGTTTCTTCTGCAGTTTCTTCCGTTTCAACTTCAGCAGTATCATCAATACTTACTGTGTCAACTCCATCACCTGCGATTACATCGTCAAAGGTAATGTCATCCAGTTGTATTTTTTCATTTGGGTCCATATATATTTAGTTTTATTAAGTTACAAAAATACGATTTATATTAATATTTTTTATAGTTTTCATTTTTTCAAAGTTGTCATTATTGTATAACACTTATTACAAAAATCTTGGTTTATAACCACCTCTTTTTTTACCTTTTCTATACTCTTTTATATACTCTTTTGGAGTTTTATTTACACCAGGAACTTTAAAAGGTTTATTATCTCTAATAGAAGCAAAATATTTCCTACCGCCCTGTCTTCCTAAAAAATGAGATAACGCTGCAAGTTCATCATTAGTAAAATCTTTAGTTTGCTCTGAATACTTTTCTCTATAATGTTTAACATTTTCTTTAAGACCTCTTACACCAGGAATATCTCCTCTCCACCTCATATCTAATAATTGGTTTTGCAAAGTAGTATCAGCTGCAAATTCTTCTCTAGTAATACCTTTTAATTCTGGCATATCTTTTATTTCACTAAACAGTTGCCCATACAAACCTGTAGCAGTACTAGTTTTATTTATCATATTAACACCGTTACTACTTTCTGGAATTCTTAATCTTTTTTTGAAATCTTTAGGCGCCTGCTCTTTTTGAGATTTAAAATTAGATGTATAAACATTTTCAAGATCTTGTTTATAATTTGTTTGACTTACGTTTTCAAATCCACCTTTTTGCGCAAATTGATCTGTATTAGTTTTTTCTAAATTCTTTTTCATAGCAACCTCATTCATAAATTTTATAAGGTTTTTGCTATCTCGTTTTTGATTTTGTTCGTATTTTGTTTTCTCTTGTTGTATAAAATTTTGAATATTCTCAGGAGTACTAAAGTCTGCATCGGGATAATTCTGTTCATAATAAGGCAGATTGTTTTGTATTCTTTCTACATTTTGATTTCCGTATTGGTTGTAAGAATCTCTAATTGTTGGAATATTTAAACCTTTAAATAAATGTGAAACAGGAGCATCTCCTCCTATATCAAATTGAGTATTTTTTAATTTTTCAATGTGATCCTGAGTAAAAGGCCCAGAAGACGCGTCCCATATACCCGCAGCTTTAAGAGCAGATTCTAATTCTTTTTTTTGAGATTTTATTTCAGGAGCCGATAATAGATAGCTATTGTAATTTTTAGCGGCAATAGAGCTCTGTCCTAACTGTCTATAATTTGAACTATGTGCAGAACTTGATGAAGCGTTTTTAAAAAATGTTTTATAATAATTTTCTAATTCTGATGTTTTACTAGGAGCTTTTAAATCTTCTATAGTTTCAACATAATTACCAGACCCAGTATTACTACTAGTTAATAAAGAAGAGTGCCCTGAATTAGCTCTGTGTGCAACCTCATGTATTTTAGTAGAATATAAGTTATTATGTCCTAATTTAAAATTAGGTTTCCGCGTAACAAAAGCAGGTTTTTCAGAATTGGAACTTAGATTTAATCCTATAAAATTATCTCTTTGACGTAAAATACCTTGTGTGCCAGGAGTTGCATACTTTTGAGGTATTGGACTAGCTGGGTTATTACCTGTATTTATTGCTTTTACGTTACTATCTTGTATATTAGAAACTTCTTGATCAGATAAATTTATATTATGTGCATTTGCGTACTCTTTTTTAAGTCTATCTCCATATGCATCTGAGCTATATAAATTAGATAATTCTGCAATAGGTTTATCTAAACTATAATTATCTTTTTTTCCAGCTGTTTGATATTTTTTATATCCACCATCTTTCATTCTATTTCTAGCAGATTTCTTTGACTCCTCTATTGTTTTGTCATATTTAGCTGCCCCCTTTTTAAATGCCTCTGCAGACTTATTAAACAGATTAGTTACAGCTTTTGCTGGAGAAAAGCTAACAACTTCATTAACATTTTTTAATGTATCTTCTACCATTGTGGCATCCCCAATTGTTGATCCCTTAACTGCTCTTGGGTCATTTTTAAGTGCATCAAATACTTGTTGCGGTGTTGTTACTCCTAATGCTGTATATTTAGATTGATCTAGTCCAAAAGCTGCGCATGTTTGATCTGCACAGTTATTACTTAAAAAATTATAATCACCTTTTTGAGCTGCATCCAAGTAAGTTTCTAAATCTTTTTTATTTAAATTTAAAACAGTTGTTTCAACGCCTGGAGCATAATTACGTTCTGGACTATAATAGACTCCCAGATTTCCTTGAGGCCATGGATTTAATTGTTTTTGTACATTACTATACTCCTCTGGTAAACCATCTACATTTAATATCCTTGACTCAATATGACCAGGAGGCATATTTTTATAACCAAGAGGATATTTAATTACTTCTACTTGATATTGTTGAGGGCTAGAATCTTTTATGCCACCCTTTTTATATTCTGCAGGTGTTTCTATTACAGTTCCCTCGTAAGGTCCTGTAGGAAGATTTTTAATTCCTGGAGGAACGTTTTTGTACGATTCTACCAAGTGTCCTTGGTTGTCATATTTATCTACATTTATAGGGGCTTTCATGCCCACAGTATTAAAAGATTGTCCAGGTTGTACATCAGGAAAAGCCATAGATGCTTGCGTATTTCCTTGTGCGTGTTCTTCTCGTAAACCTGTTTGTTGTTCTTGTGGAGTTTGCGCAACCTGCATTTGTTGTTGCATTTGCGCTTCATGATCAGCTAATATATCTAAACCTTGTTCAGCAGCTCTATACACTTCCAAAATACTTCCTGGAAACTGTGCAGCTTTTGCCCTATTAAGTAATTGTCGTCTAGTCTCGTTTGTTAGCATTTTGTCTAGCGGTGTCAGCTTTTAATACACTATCTTCTCGTTTAACTTGATTTGCTTCTCTATTTATATCCTCTTGACTCTGAGAAGATCTAGATCTTTCCATAAGTTCTTGCTCTTTAATGTCAAGCTGTCTGTTTTTAATTTCAAAGTCTTTAATCATTTTTTCTAAGTTAAGAGAATAGCCCTCTTGATCTTTTTTAGACTCTGCATTTATTAAAGCAATCTCAATATCTTTTTGTCTATCTTTTTCTCTTTCTAAACCTTCTGCTTCTTGTTGCATTTGAGCCGCTTCCATTTGCTGTTGCGCTTGTTCTTGTTGCGCTTGCTGTTGTGCAGCTTCTAGTTCTTCTTGAGCTTTCTCTGCAGACTTAAGATTCTTTTTAATTTGTGTAAAGCTGTCAGAATCTAGCATTTCTGCAATAACAGATGGTTTAGCACCATTTTGCATCATAGCTTGTGTAAGACTCTTCAGATTTGTAAGCTTTTCTTGATCTTTACCTGCATCAGAAACATATATGCCATAGTTAGATTCCATGTGCTCTAAAGAATTAATATCTAAAAAGTCTGTAGTACCATCAGGCATTACATACATAGTTTTCTTTCCTGTATGCCACGCTTCTTTAGAATAATCTAATAATGCTTGGAAGTCTCTTTGTTCTAATCTTTCAAATTTACGGAATAGATCTTCTGTAATATGAGATGATTGTAAAATAGCTTGTTGTGAACTAGCTTTACCTTCATACGCTCCTATCTCCCCCTGTCTTTGTCTAGATACACCAGATATTTTTTCCCATTCTACTAAAATAGATTCTAGTAGTGTAATATATTGCTGTATTGTCTTAATAGACATATCCAGTACGGATTGATGCTGTGGGTTGAGTTGTATTCCTTCTTTGTTGTAATCTACCCAAGCAATACCCGTACCTTCAACGTAATACATAAATTTATCCATGTCCCATTTCTTTGGTATCATGTTTATGTCAAACTGTGCAATAATATCTTTACTTCTTGCAATAGCTAATTCTAATCTATACTTATAAATATTGTAATTTAATTGATATGGTATACCAAGTTTTACTAAAGATATATTAGCAGAATTTACATCAGAATATCTTCTACCATTAATAGGCAATTTACATGTTGATGGGTTATCTAATGATATTCTTTGATTTGCTATTGGGTTCATGTTTACATAAAAACGACCATCAATTCTAGTCCCTTCCCATACTTCATTTACCCATAACCATTGTAATTTTGCTCCAGAATCTTTTAATTCTCTAGGCATTCTAAAACTTTCGTCTACCTCTACCTCTTCTATAGCGCCTGTGTCCATATCCATGTATGATAAAAATCCAATCTTTTTTCTAGATTTCCAATATACATTTGTAACTTCTACTAATCTGTTTCTATAAGCGTTAGCATCTTTTCCTGAATTATTTGCATATAAAAAACCTATGTCATTTTCATGGTGTCTAGGTTCCTCAAGCTCCATAACTTGTTGTTCTGTTAAACTATCATAATAGTGATCAATAACTGTAGATGGGTGTACATATTTACGTACAAGTGCCCAATCACCATCTTCTACAAATTCTAAATCTGGATCTAAATCGTAATCTACATCAATAGGGTTAAGAACTTCATAAAAAGGTTCTCCATTACGTACCCCTCTATGTGTGTATACTTCACCTGCTACTAAATAATGAAACCAAGCTTTTTGTATTTTATCATACACCTCTTGATCTTGCATGATATAACTTAATGCTTGTTGTCCTAGTACAGCTCTATTATCTACATAAGACATTTCAAACATATCAGCAATATGCTTAGGTAATTCTATCTCTTGCTCAGGATCAGCACCTACATCTAGTCCTTGATTTTGTACAGACTGTAAAAAATGCAATTGTAAATTTTTATAAATAGCATCTGTCTTTGCCTGCTCTTTAATACTAACAGAGTCAGCATTTTGTACTGTAACGGTATAATTGAGAGGTCGTTTAGATTTTTCACCTAAGAGAAGATCAATTATGGGTTTGATAATAGGATAATTACGCATCTCTGAAGGAAAATTTTTGCGAGATTTGCCGTATGGCTTTAAAACGTAATTGTAATCTGCCTCATCAATTACACCGTTGTAATAATCGTATAGTATTTTTATATCATCCTTTCTGTTTGAATGTCCTATACCTGAGTTAGAAAGATCAATAAATGCCTCTACACATTTTTCTCTCCAATCTTTTGTCTTTTGTCGTAAAGGCAGTTTTTGCCTTGGAATTTTATCGTAACCCATAATCTTACAAAAATACTAAATTTTACAAACGCTTTTACATTTGTTTTATTTTCTACGCGCGTTTTATAGATATATCACTAGTAATAATTCTGATCAAACCATTTGTTGCTAGAATTATCTTCTAATATCTCTTTTATTTCCGTATTGTACAACTCTCTAGTATGATACATACCAATCATAAAAGCCATAACGCGGTCAAAGTTACCTTTATGATTAAATTTTATAAGCTCTAACAATAATGCAGGGTCATATATCTTATGTAAATTTAAAGTCTGATTACCATGTTCATCTGTACTTCTAACAGTATTTAACCAGTCTCTTATGTATATTTCACCCTGTCTTTTTCTACCTTCTGTCATATGCATACCATATTGACGTTTTACAGTTTTAGATCGCAAATCTTTTTTGTCTAACATCTCAAATTCTTCCTGCAGTCTATGTAACTTTCTGTGTCGTTTTGCGTATGCTATTACTTCACCACGATCATTCTCAAATCCTATTTTACAACCGTAATAATCAGCTAACATAAATAAATTTCTATTATACTCATCCTGTGTAGCTGGTCTACCTACATAACTTGCTACAATCATATCATCTGGCTGCGATATATTGTTTGGTCTTTTAATTACATAAGCCGCTCCTAAAGATGTGCTGTCTGCAGATTGATTTTGGCCGTAGGGGTCATGACATATTACATACATATTTCTAGGAACTGTTCCTTCTGCTGTTCTATGAGGCGCTTGATATATAACTACACCTCCTGTAGTATTATCATCTTTTCTATGTGGATATTTTATAATTTGTTTTAAATCTCCATCAGGTGTAAACTTTATAGCTCCTTCTTTACTATAATAAAATTTACCTATTGTACCTATAGACTGTAAACTCCTAGCTTTGACTTTATTATACTGTTCTTGCAAAGATGCTACATCAAAAAGGTTAGCAGTTACTCTAAGAGTTGCTTCTTGAGGTGAGAAAGGGTGCTCTGCCATATATTGGTCTAATGATTTTGCATCTGCCGCACCTTTTTTCTTTTCTCTCATTTCTTTTTCGTACTCTACTGCATTTTCTTGCATAGAGTTACCATCATCATCAATAAATCCATCTAAATTCTTTTGTATGGGTATAAAATATCCACATCTTGTACCAAGAGCCCCTTCATCCCAAACATTATCATAATCCATACAATCGTATGCTACAGGATTGTAAAATATTTCTTCCATAGCTTCAAAATCAGCTCCTTCTGTACCACCTGTACCAAATGCTATCATCATACCTAGAGTTTTAGCACCTTGACGCATTGTTGGCATGGTTACCTCCCATGCTTTTAATAATCCTGGAAAAGATCCTGCCTCTTCAAAGAAAACTAGTTCTCCCGCTTTACCCCTTACTTTATCTGGATTGTCTTTTAGAGATACCCCCATAATCTGAGATTTCATACCCATTTCTATCTCTAAACCGTTTACTTTTTTCTTATACCCTGATTGTTTGTGCATCTCACGGTCTCTTAGACGCGGTTGAGCCCATGCAGTATGATCATCTATAAACGCTAAGAAGTCCCAAGCTTTAGAAAGTAGTCCATCCCCAATTAAGTATTCTTTTTGTGCTGCAAATACAAAGTTTTTAGAATTTTTTACAAAAAAGTAGTTACGAGCAAGCATAGAACCTGCTTTATAAGAGTATCCTTTACGACGAGCTTTTAAAACAATCATATGTTTATTATCTGCTCTAGCTTTATCTATTTCTTGGAAGTATTCCCAGTCTCCATCGTAAAATCTAGGAAATGTACGCTCACGTTTAGCTTGTGTACTGCCGTCTGGCATTATTTCGTCAACGGCCCTGTCAATAGGACAATAATTTAAATAAAAATAATGAAATCCTGTAACGTGTAACTCATCTATAGCATACCCGTATAAACATCTACGTCTTTCTTCATCCCAAAACTCATAATACTCTTTTGTCCCAGGTAAAGCGTTAGTAAAATAGCCATTTTTTAAAAAAGCTATTGCAGCTGGTCTTACTCTGTCGGTGTTTTGGAATTTTGACATTTAGTTTTTACTTTTACAAGTTCTGCACACTTTTCATACTCTTCAAGCTCTACAAAATGAGCAATTACCATGTCTATAATAGCTGGATTCTTACCAGTTTCTACTAAAGGGTCAAATGGTAAAGGATATGTATCAATTTCGTGTAATTCTAAATTAACTATTAAGTCATCTACGTTTTGCTTATCAGTTATAAACTCATAAGCGTTAAACATTGCTTTATTATACATTTCTAAGTCTTCTAAAAAATCCATTACATACTGTATTTGTTTACTTCTATTCCACCTCTATTTGTGTTTGCTGCCTGCTCTTCTTTTTTAACTATTTCTTCTAATCTTGTTAATCCGTCTACTACTTTGCCCATTTTTTCTAAATTATTTATTAAATCTTTAGCATGATAGATAGGTTTACCATTATCGTCCATTAAAGTTAGATCTATAGTCCTAAAATACTTTTCTAATTTAACTACAGACTCTTTTGCTGCTTTTAAAAGTCTAACCGCAGAGGTTTCTATTAATTTTTCATATTTGTCACAAGCTGCTAGCACTTTTTCATTAGGTGCCCACTTCTTATTACCAAATATACTATTTTTTACTTCTTTTACACGTTGTTCCCACTCATACACTGCAAAAGGAGATCTATGATCGCACATAAAATAAACAAATCCGAGTTCTTCTACTTTTAAGTTTTTAAACTCTATTACAGTTTTTGCATAAGGACTTGGAATAGCCTTATTATCCTTTATGTATATTAAATCATCTTGTATCTTCATTTACTTTTTGTCTTTTTTTATATCTAAAACTTGGAAAAAATTGAGCACCATCAAAATGAAATCTAGGATGTAGTTCTGCAGGGCTTCCTAAAACTTTAAATTTCATTTTATAATCATCCCCATAAATATGTTTTAAAGTAGCTACTCTATGATTGCCATCTGAAACATTGTATTTATTTTTTTCTTGTTTGGCTGGTTTTAATATAATATACCCTTTAATTCCTTTATTTAAAATGTCGTTTTTTAAAGTTTCCCATGCATACTTTTCATAGTCGCAATCATATTCATGATAAGACGTAATATCTCCTAATTTTACAAAAACTTCTTTTAAAATAAAATGATAGCAAATAAAAGATTTTATTTTTCTAATTAAAATAATTACAAATCCAGGCAACAGCAACCACCAAATTCTTTTTATACCGTTATCTCTCACTTTTTTCTTTTTTCAATTTTTCTATATAATCTATCCTACCTTGTTTAACAGAAAACTTACCAAAATATGGTAAACGCACTGTTTCAAAGTCTCCTTGTTTCATTATTTTAGAGATATACTTAAATTGATGCTCAACAATCTCTGCTACCTCTTTTAAAGGTAAGTTATACTTTGTTGCTATCAATTGTATTATTTCTTTTTTACTTCTAGCCATTATTTATCGCCTGGCCATTTCTTTTCTGGACAATGTTGTGTTTTCATACGAGCTTTAAACTCTAATAAACATCCACATTTACCACAACGTTTATTTTTACGCAAAAGAAAAGGGCATGTATCGCAAACATCTAATCTTTCTCTATACTCTTCTACTGTACACACAGGTGCGCCCTTTTTTACAAAATCTACAGATGCTTCTGTAAAACTTTTTACCATTTGTAAAAATGACGGTGTGTTTTGTTCTGGATTATCACTCATGTTTAAAAAATTGTTTCTTCTACATCTAAATGTAAGAACTCTCCGTTCTCATCTTGAAATATAGTTATATTATAAGGTCCTACTTCGTAATAAGTTATCACTACTTTAAATTTTATTGATAGTAATTTCAATAGATCTGGCATTTGTATCTAATAATTGGTTTAACACATAGTTACCACTAACTTTAGTAATAACTCTCTTATCTTTAAATTTTTTAATGTAATTATTTAAAGTATTTGGATCTTTTATACCAATAGCTCTTGATACTTGCTTTTTATTCTCCATTGAACACATATTACTATTTTTTGTAATATTTTGAACATCTATAAAAGAAGATAATACCTTTAACTCTGTATTTGTTAAATTAAAGATACCATTCCATAGTTGTAAATGCTTATATGTGCTATCAATATTAACTGTTATTTTCTTTTTCATCTTTAAATTTTATTTGTGCTCTACCATTTGTTATCACAATTTGTGATGTTTTAGACTGTCTGTTAAACTCATCTAAATAATTAGATATATCAGTCTTATCACATATGTAAGTTAAAAACACTTGTAACTCTTTTGCTGCAAGTTTTGTTTTTTCTTCAGTCTCTGCTGTTCTAGTGTGATGATCTAATAGAGCTTGGTAATCTTCTAGTGTTATTGTAACAGTACCTGACAACTTCATTAGAACTTACCTAATATTTGAAATTCATTAACAAACAAATGCTGAACATCGTCAATATGTATAAGCATAGCCTCAGAGTTAGGATCAACCATAACTGTATCTCCTACCTTGGTTTGTCTACAATCTGGTCCTACTGCTAGTACCTCTAAAACGTTTGTTTGTAATTTTTTTGCAGTTTCGTCATCTAAGATAATACCTGATTTAGTTTTCTTAGCTGTTGGATTAGGTAAAACTATCCACTGCCCGTACGGTGTAAAATTTAATTTCTCTGCCATGTCTATAAATTTAGTTTATATATGCAAAGATATAAATAATTTTTTTACATTTCCAAATTGTAATTGATAAAAAGCTCTTCGCCTGGTATAATATTGTCAATTGCTGTAAAATATGCTAGGTTTTTGCTAGTGTCTATTTTCCAAACAACATTATGATTATCCGAATGGTTAAAATATGCGCAATATCCAGTAGGATGCCATAAAGACTTTTTATTTTTAAGGCTTGGATACGGCATTAAGAAGTTAAGTTTGTACTTACTAAAATTTAAAGGTAGTATATCTCCAACAAGGCATTCTTCTATTAATTCGCCTGCTAGAATCTTTACATCAGTATATACGCCGTGGCCGTGCACTGCACTTTCTTGTATATATAATCCTTTATGTTTGTAGATTTTCATTGAGAAGTAGATATAGGTACCCCCTAGGAGTTTGTAATTTCGATTGAGATTTTACTCTTAGCAGTGCTCCCACTATTTCAGATTAAACTGGGGACCTAAGGACACTAATCTTGATGTTAATTCACCACACCTACCTCTGTGTAATGTGTCCTAACTAAGAGCTATACTCGCTCTTTTACAGGCTATGGGAGAAAATTTCCTGTTGATGATTCGCTGTCTCAGCGTTTTTTCTAACGTATTTGCCTAGGGCCATATTACTATTATGTTGCTAGGTATAAATCCCACGTCTGACCCCTTACTGCTCTTTCGATCCTCAGGGGTGATACTCTTATCTAAGAGTGCCTGTGCTTGTGCAAAGATACATAAACTATTTTTATCTTCCTTGCCCTCTGTATTTTTTCTTGTAGTTTTTTGAACTAGTGAGTTTGCTTGATTTACTTTTTGCATGTACGCCTGGTCGTTTTTTCTTTGGTGTCTCTAGTCTTGTGAATGTTGATTGCCTTGCCATCTATTACTTTTTGTTTACAGTTTTTTAGTATTTCTTTAAAAGTCATTAGGCAAATGTATAAAAAAATAAAACTAAAAAAAATTTTTTATGGACTTTTTGTGAGTGTGGTAACCACTTTGATCAATGACCCCTACTTTGTTTCGATTATTAGATAACCCCGTAAATTAATTTATATTATGAAAATGAATGGATTAAATTTGACTTTAGGCATAGTGTCTGAAGTCATCGCAACAAAGAACGGTAACAACGACTACAAGGTAGTTGTGTTTGAGCCAACAATGGTTGAGACTGATAGTGAAGTGACTATCATCGACTTTGAGGCCAAAGTTGTTCCCGTTACGCAAGCTAAAGTGATTGAGAAATCAATTAAGTCAGGGAAGATTGTTAAGATGAACGCTGTTCCTCGAAGATAGTTCTTCTCTTTCGCTTGCTTACGCACTCTTCGCTAACGCTTAGAGTGCTTTTTTATATTGCGTTAAACTCAGCGTACACTACGATACAATACTTTGATATATGTATTGAGAACTTGAGCTGATCTCAATAGGAATTAGTATGTGTGAGTGTGACAAGTAAGTCTCTCACACAGCTTTTTCCACTTTTCATACAACTACACATTACGGGATTATTATAATAATATAACATAACATACAAATAATAACAAGGTTTATGGTGTGAAATTCATCAGCAGGCCTCTTGACCTTTCAGCTGTTAAAGTCAGTAATAGATAGAGATTTGTTATTTTATCATGTATCCTGGGGGAGCAAGGCCAGTCGTGGCTACTGCTTAATATACCTACGAGAGGTAGTCCTACGGATATATTTATTTTGCGGACAACAAATAAGGGCCATAAGCCAGTCAAACGCGACGGTACCACGGCTAGATATAAGATAAAGATAGAGAACATAAATGCATTTATTCCGCAATGTCTTTACTTATATTGTAAATTTATTAGAACAAAGTGGTGCACACTTTTAGATTATTCAGGAGTAATCGAAATATTACTAACCAATACCAGAGATGAAAACTGTTCCTGTAAGATATATGCATTAAGCGCTTGATGATGTATGTTTTAAAAACATAACTTATGTAACAATAGAAACTAGGTGGAAGATGAGCGTCCATTTGATAAATAGAACGAAGCTTACAGATTGGTATAGTGTACGCATGCAGTACACTATGCTTTATCTGTTTCAGTTACACTGATGAGTCTTTAATAGACGAAACTATCACACAATAGTCTGTAACATTTAAAACATTATTAGACATGACAAAGTTAAAAGACATTAAGGAGTTTAATATGCTCCAAAGAAACTTAGAACTAACCAAAGCATTGCAAGATGTAGATAGGTTAACAGCAGAAATTGTTGATGCTAAAGAAGAGAATAACGTTTGGATTAATCAAATTCTAGATATGCAAAATCATCTAACAGAGTTAGAAAAAGAAATAGTAAAATTAAAATCAGAACGTTTAAAATCTAATTTATAATGAAGTATATTCTATGTATTTGTACTATGGCTCTAGTGAGCTGTGGTACAACACGTAGTCTAGAACAAATACAACTAGATTATGAACTAAATAAATTATGGATTGAGTATGAATACAAAGCAGACTCGTTAATCAATAATTACTATGAAAGAAATTAAAGTAGATTTAGATATAGACATCAACGGATTGTCTAATAATCAACTAGCAGCATATGTCAACGATCTTGACAGTGCTGTTAGTTTATCCGTAAAAAATTCACAATACTCTATGATGAGTGTTTATATGACACATAAACTTAGAGTACAAACTTTATTAGAAAATCGTTTAAAGAAAGCGATAAAACATTAATTAATTAAATCATTATTATCATGGCAGAATTCGCTACAGGTTCTCTGGATACCTTAAATCCAGGTGACACGCTTCTTGCAGGTGCAAGAAAAGTAAGTAATGGCAAAATTCAATTAGAATTTGCTGAAATTGTACAAACATCTGACAGACCTGTTAGTTTGTTGACTCTATTAAACAAGTCTGATGACAGATTTGCAACCAGAGCTCGTAGATGTTGGGTAACAGCTGAGCCAGCTGATGCTTCTGAGACATTTGGAATCAACTTCGGTGACGACGGTGATTGGTACATGTCTGAGAAAGGTGAGGCTATGGATTTAAACATTCTTAATCCTGAAATTAATGGTGTTCGTATGAAACTACGTATCGTTGAGACAACTGCACCAAATAAATGGCAGGAACAAAATCTTGAAACTGCTGCAAAACGCAGAGGTAAAGATGGAGACTATATTACTCACAAAGGTGACTACATCTTTAGCAATACTATGATGGTGTTGACTAATGATGAAGTACAACACATCTTACTAGAGAGTGATACTGAGGCTATTGTTGTAGAGAGCAAGGAAGCTCAACCAGCAAAAGCACAGCTTCCAGTGGGTGATGACTCACTTGGATTCTAAACTTGTTTTTGATAATAGGGCGAGATTAATTTCTCGTCCTATTTTATCAACAAAACATGTATACTATAATCGTTTTGATTATATTTGCTAACCAAATATTTTATATGAGTAATAATAAAGTACAAAGAGTAGTACGATCAGTTACTTCTGAAGAAGAAATTGAATTTAGAGGAAAGAAAATTACTAGAGAACGCACTGATGTAGTGTATGACATTCCTAAAGTTATAAATACAGACATAGCTTATCAGCTTATGTTTGGAACACAAGGACATGACACACCTAAGGGTAAACCTACACCAATGCGTGGTGATTTTTTTATTATGTATACAGGCTCCTCACCTAAAAATTAACATTTAAAACCAATATTATTATGTCACACATGGGATTCATCTATCAGATGATTACAGACGGTTCATATTCCGTCTTTAAATTAAATTATGATCTAGCCTCCAAGAATAATTTAAAATCATTTGAATTTGGAGGCCAGACATTTGAAACTATATATGCTAGATATGTATGTATTCTTGTAGATAAACACCTAATGCCAGAATACGAAGAATTTCTTGAACAGAAAGCTATAAGAGCATCTGAAGAGGAATATCTAGAAATGCGAGCTGATCACGATTATCATGATTCAGTTAGTAACTAGTACAACATCAGCAATTACGTCACCACGTTATGAGTTGGGAACAATTCAAGACGTGGTTGACTATTGCTCTACAGTAGATGTGTTAGGTGTTGACACTGAAACTGAAGGCTTTGATTTTACATGCAAACGTATGATTATGTTTCAGATTGGTGACAAACATAAACAGTTTGTTATTGATACTAGACATGTAAGTATAGAACCATTGCGTGATATACTTGAATCAAAGAATATTATCAAAATACTTCATAACGCCAAGTTTGACTATAAGTTTATCAAACACTATAGTGGTATCGAACTTGAGTGTGTCTACGACACTTTCCTTGCAGAACGTGTGATAAACTGCGGCAAGGATGGGGTGAAGTATGGATTAAAAGATGTTTGTAAAAAATATCTTAATGTAGACTTAGACAAAGAAGTCAGAAATAGATTTATAGGTTTAACTGGACAAGCATATACTGATGACCAAATTATATATGGTGCTAAAGATGTAGAATATCTACTTAGCGTAAGAGAACATCAGTTACCACAAATAAGCAGTAATAAACTAGAAAATGTAATAAAATTAGAAAATCGTGCAGTGTTAGCATTTGCGGATATTGAGTACAATGGACTTGATATTGACAAAGATGCTTGGGAGGTCATTGCACGCAGAAGCGAACAAGAAGCCTTGAATATGAGAGATAACTTAGATAACCTGGTAAAAATCGTCCCAGAGTTGTCGTGCTTTGTGTTAACTCATGTTCAAGGTGACTTGTTTACGCCTCAAGAAGAATTGCGTAAGGTTGGTATTAAATGGACTAGCCCTACGCAAGTTCTTAAGGTATTTCAAAAGCTGGTTCCAGAGCTAGAAAATGTCAATGGTAAAGAAATGTATAAACTTAGACGCAGACACAAGATTATTGATTTGTATGTTAAATACAAAGAAAAGATGAAGTTAGCTACCTCTTACGGTAAAGACTTCTTTAAGTTTGTGTCTTGTGATAACAAAATACATACAAGTTTTAATCAGATATTAGATACAGGTCGTGTTGCTAGTAGTAAACCTAATATGCAACAGATACCTGCAGATAATGCTTTTAGAAACTGCTTTATCGCCCCTGAAGGATATTGTTTTGTATCTTCAGATTATAGTAGTCAGGAGTTGAATGTCATCGCTTTTGGTAGCAAAGATCCTGTTTGGATAGATGCTCTACAAAAAGGGCAAGACTTACATAGTGTGTGTGCTGAACTTGTATACGGCACACAATGGACCGATGCTGCTGAAGATGGTTGTGCCTTCCTCTTAAAAAGAGAGAAGTGCAACTGTCCTAAGCATTCTAAGTTACGTACTAATGTAAAGACTATTAACTTTGGCCTAGCCTACGGTATGGGACCGCATAAACTAGCCAACACTCTTGATATTAGTATACCAGAAGCTGAAGCGTTAATCAATAAATACTTTGATGCGTTTCCTGCTATTGGTGGCTTTCTATCTAAACTTGGAGGTTTTGGTAAAAAGTATGGCTATATTAAAACATTTCCTCCGTTTAACAGACGCAGATGGTTTTCCAACTGGCATCCTAGAATCAACTCAGATAGAGGCGCAGCCTTTGAGCTTGGTAGTATAGAACGTGCCAGCAAGAATACACCTATACAGGGTGCATCTGCTGATATGACAAAGCTAGCGCTTATTCTTATTAGAGATTACATTAATCAGAATAACGCTCCTGTTCAAATAGTTATGACTGTACATGACCAAATAGATACTATATGTACTATAGAATATTCTGACGTATGGGTAGATAAACTAACAGAACTTATGGAGCTTGCAGCTTTGAAAGTAGTAACTAACGGTCTGCTAAAAGCGGACACAAATATTAGTAAATCGTGGGAAAAATAAAATTACACAAGATAGATTCAAATGTAGCAAGAATACTTGCGACTGTTTCTAGAATTACAGAAGTGCCTATTAGTAAAATACGTGGTAAACTTAGAACTACAGAGGTGGTAACAGCTCGTAGAATATGCATGGTTCTTATTAACGATAAACTGCAATACAGTAGCACTGTAAACGCAGCTATGTTTAATAGAGACCACGCTACAGTATTACACGCATTTAAAGTGCATGCAGATTTAATGGACGTAGATAAACCTTATCAAGAGTTTTTTAATCTTTGTGCTACAGCTGTAGGTATTAAAGGTATGAGTGATGCAAACGATAAAGATGATCTGCTTGCCCGTTTTGCGGCTAGAGTAGAACACTTAGAACTTGAAAACGAAGAGTTAAAAACAAAATTATTAAACATACAAGAAATTATAAACGATCATGAGTAAAAAAAGAATGCCAGAGTGGCAAGGCAAAAAAAAGTACTCTATAGTAGCTAGCTATGTATTTATGTACATAGGATTTTTAGGTATTATAGGTATTATTTTGTTTATGTTAGTAAGTAACCATTAAAATAAATTATGAATTGGAATAGTAAAACTAAAGAATGGACAGAACTAAAGAGTCTGTCAGTTATTAAACTAGCTACTATAGCTAAAAAGTTAAGATCTAAGCGCATGTCTGTAAAGAACATTGCTGAGGTTTTAGACAAAAGTGAAAGTAGAATTAGAGAATACATTAAATAAATAATATATGGTAAATGAAAAATCAACTGCATCTTACAAAAAATTGTTAGATGATGGTGTTATTAGTAGAAGACAGGCTCAGGTTCTTAAGGTTTTAAAACTAGAACTTGGGCAAGCAACAAATAGAATGATTGCTAAGAAATTAGATTGGGATATAAATAGAGTCACTGGCAGAGTATCTGAGTTACGGGAAAAAGGCTTAGTTACGCATGCTGGTGACTACTATGACGCATCTACAGAAAGAACAGTTAATCTATGGAAGTGCAAGTGAGTCAACTAATAAAGACAAAAGATGAAGAACAAAGAAAAGCTCTTAACGCATGGGCAAAACGCGGGTTCATTGGTAGTATCATTGCTGGTACTGGTTTTGGTAAGTCTCGTTGCGGCGTCCTTGCTGTTGGTAAAACTCTTGATACTGTTGAAGATGCTAGGGCTCTTGTCCTAGTACCTACTACACAGTTACAAGATCAGTTTAAAGAAGAGTTTATAAAATGGAATTACGAGCACCTGCTAGACAGAGTGGACGTAATGTGCTATCAGTCAGCATACAAATTAGAAGATAATTATTATGACATTGTTATATGTGATGAGATACATCTTGGTTTGTCACCTGAGTATCGTAAGTTTTTTGAAAACAATACATACAAAAGGTTATTATGCATGACTGCAACGTTACCAGAAGATATAGAATACAAGGAATTACTTGATAATATATCTCCTATAGCGTATAGGATAACACTAGATGAATGTGTTAACCTAGGTTTAGTTTCTCCTTATGAAGTTATATGTGTGCCTGTAGAACTTACAGCTATCGAAGAACAAGAGTACAAAAAAGCAAACAATACATTTGTATATGCTAAATATGTACTTGGACAATTTGATGCGTTTGATCAGGCTAAATACATCATGGGAGCAGGTAAACATACAGCTACTCAACAAGAGAAAGCTGCAGCTGCACAGTTTTACAGATCTATACGACAAAGAAAAGCCGTGGTAGATCATGCTGACAACAAGTTAGCTATGTTACAAAAAATTGTAATTAAGCATATTGGAGAGAAAATACTAGTGTTTGGAGGTAGTAACGAGTTTACAAATAGACTTGCTGAAGCTACAGACACATTCTCTACAGTATATCACAGTGGTAAAACTAAAAAACAAAGAGAACAAGCATTAATAGATTTTAGATCAGGTACAAAGCCTGTACTATGTTCTACAAAAGCTTTGAATCAGGGTTTTGATGTAGCAGATGCAACTATGGCTGTAATATGTGGATTAACTAGTAAAGGCTTGACTATGATACAACGTGTTGGTCGTATTATACGTTACCAAGAAGGTAAACGTGGTAAGATTGTATGTTTGTATGTAAAAGGCAGTCAAGAAGAGAAATGGTTAAAAAGCAGTGTAAAAACATTGAAAAATGTAGTTTGGAAATAATATTAACAAAACTTGTATAATATGTACGAAATGATTATATTTGCTATTGTTCTTTATTTAATTATAACAAATTCTTTTATAAGACTACAAATACAACCAGAAGGTTTGTTTTTGATACTGAAAAAGCGTGAGTATATTTACAATATATCTGACGGTAATTATAGAGAAGAACTTGTAATTAAGATAAAGCAATTGTATAGGTTTAAAGATAACGAAAGACCCTTTTAAAATGAAAGTAGAATTAGATTTTGAAGTGCTGAGCCAAACAGATATGAGCGCTGACGATTTTATCTACTTGTATATTATCTATAGAAAAGGTTATAATTATTTAAGCGACCTCAATTTAAAACCAAATTTAGACCAATTACAAGAAAAGGGATATGTAAAGTTAGGCGAAACACCTGATCAACATGCAATTAGACAATCTTTTATAGATTTGTTTGTTACAGATATTGATCAGATGTTCGCTGAGCTTTGTTCTAATTATCCTATGAAGGTAATGGTCAATGGGCAGGTTAGAGTGTTACATGCTAAAGATCCAGACGCTAAAACAAACGAGAAAGCCAAAAAGCGCTATGAACGCGCTGTTGGTGGTAAACTGTACAAACACAAGCATATTATTAACTGCTTAAAGACACAACTGAGAGTAGAGCGTAATAGCTTAGGTTATATGCAGAATTTAGAAACATGGATTAATAACCATACTTGGGAAAAGTATGAAAATTTAGATGAAAATGACACACAACAAACTACCACAAGAATTACACGAACCCTTTAAGAAACGAGGATTTAAGAGCATTAAAACTGCTGTTAACACTTCACTTACGCATATCAAAACTGGTATGTTAGGGCAGCGTAATGTCTTTCCAACAAATTGGAACAGGTTAAATAAGAATTTACTAGGCGGTTTACAGCCAGGCAAAATGTACGTAGTTGCAGGTCGTCCTGGCGTTGGTAAATCAGCGTTTAGTAACCAACTGATCTTTGACGTATTAGATAAAAACAAAAACAAGAATGTACTTGTATTGTATTGGAGTTTTGAGATGCCAGGCTATCAGCAGATATTGCGTGCTGGCTCAAAAGGCGCTAACAAACAAGTATTAGAGCTGTTATCAGTAGAAAGAAAATTATCAGACGAAGCTTTTAAAGCTTATAGGGATGAAGTTATTAAATATAACAACTACCCTGTGTACTTTAATAATGTGCCACGCTCAATGGAGTTTATTAAAGAAACTAACGTAGAAATATGTAATAGTAAACCAGATGCAACAGTTATAAATGTATTTGACCACTCACGTCTTGTGCTTGGCAATGCAGAAACTGAGCTACAACGACTCAACACTGTATCAAAAGGATGTATGTGGATGCAGTCACGTATGGGCACTATAAACATATTATTATCACAGTTAAACCGTAACATTGAACAAGAACATCGTGCTAAGAATCAATACCAGCCATTGCTAACAGATTTGTTTGGTGGTGACTCTATTGGTCAGGATGCGCATGTTGTTATGATGTTACAACGCCCTTACGATTTATATGGTATTACTGAAAAGTATTGCAACGAAGACCCTGAAGGTTTACTTGCATGTCATATTGAAAAGAATCGTGATGGACTATTGGGTATGATACCCTATGAAGCAGAAATGTCAACATTTACAATTAACGAACGCACATGATTGAAAAAGTAAAACGTAAAAGTTTTACTATTAGACATTCTGGACGATCAACTGACTTTATATCACCTAGCTTTGGCCACGGTTGTTTATACAACTGTAGCTATTGCTACATGAAACGACACAAAGACAAAGGTCTTAGCGTTGCTACCAACACTGGTGATATACTTACACACATTAACAATCATGCTTATTTTACACCTGTAGATAAGCCTAATCAGACTCACGCAGAGTTTACTACTTACGACATTAGTTGTAATGAGGATTTTGCATTGCATGCTAAGCATCATGACTGGGAGCGTATCTTTGAATTTTTCAGAGACCATCCTGTTGCTATGGGTAGTTTTGCAACAAAGTATGTAAACCCTGATCTTACTACGTATAATCCTGAAGGAAAAGTACGTATAAGATTTAGTTTGATGCCACAAAAAATGTCAGATATACATGAGCCGCACACATCTAAGATTATTGATAGAATAAAAGCTATTGATGCATTTATAGATGCAGGCTATGATGTGCATATCAACTACAGCCCTGTAATATTTTACGAAGGCTGGTTAGATGACTATGCTGATTTATTTGATATGGTAGATAATTATGTGGACTACAAAAGTCAAGTGCTTGCAGAAGTTATATTTCTTACACATAACTTTAAAAAGCATATTGTAAATGTTGGTCGACACCCGCAAACTGAAGTAACGTTATGGCGTCCTGAACTACAGGAGGTAAAGCAATCTCAGTATGGTGGAGAAAATGTTAGATATAAACTTGGAGTAAAGGGCAAGTTTATACAGCAGTTTAAAGAACTGCATAATAGTAAAATACCTTGGAACAAAATTAGATATATATTTTAAATTATGGAATTACCAACTAAGAAGGTAAAGGCGAGCCGAAAGTCGCCTAAGAACATGATAATATATGGTCCACCAAAGATTGGAAAGACTACAGTATTATCACAACTAGACAATTGTTTGATTATTGACCTTGAGGAAGGTTCTGATATGGTCGATGCTCTAAAGATAAAAGTTAAGAACTTAAAAGATCTTGCTGATGTCGGTAGAGAAATTATCAAACAAAAGAAACCATATAAATATGTTGCTATTGACACTATCTCAAAGCTTGAAGAATGGTGTGAAGAAGAAGCAAAGCAAATTTATATGAAAACTCCTATGGGTAAAAACTTTGAACAGAAGAACCCTGGCATGTCTGTATTATCATTGCCTAACGGCGCTGGCTATTTGTATTTGCGTATGGCATACAAAAAGTGGGTAGATAGATTAAATATGCTAGCGGATCATATTATCCTAGTAGGTCACCTAAAGGACAAAATGCTTGAAAAGAAAGGTAAAGAGGTTGCTGTAAAGGACCTTGACCTTACTGGAAAGATAAAGCAAATTACATGCGCTAACGCTGATGCTGTTGGTTATATCTATAGAGAAGAAGATAAAACTATGATTTCTTTTGACTCTATGTCAGATATTACTGCTGGTTCACGTTGCGATCACTTAAAAGGCCAGACCATGCCTTTAGAATGGTCAAATATATTTATTGATTAACCGCTAAAATTTTAAAAAATGATTGAAGCAAGAACGGCTGTCGAGCCTAACACGACTCCTGTAGTAAAACCTCAAACTATTACAGTGACGATGATTATTGAGGACCTTAACAATGGTGTAGACCGCACAGGCATACAAACAAAGTATGGCTTAGACAAATGGGAAGTAACTCAGATGTTTCAACACCCTGCATTAAAGGGCAAGAAAGCTAAGAAAGTACGTAAACTTTCTTTTAACTTTGTAGATGATACAGCTGCAGATCCTAACCAGACTAGTATTGCGGTAGAAACTACAGATGCTGTTACTATGCATGATGTTGATGTACATACAGAAGCATCTATGATTGTAGAAGCTACACCTGAGTTACAGGAAGACGAAGATGATTTTAACTTTTAATTTTAAAAACTATTAATTATGGCTTTAACTAGCAACCCTATCTCTTCAGAGGTAGCAGGCGGAGGACTAAAATTGTACTCTGGCCTTACAAATGTAAATGTAATCGCAGTAAATCCTACTTTGGAAGAACTGCATAACCTAGGAATAAAATTAAAGCAGGAACCTGCTTATACTATTTCTATGGGCGACCAAGAGTATAACAAAGTTGTATTCTGGGTTAAAAATGAAACTGGTAGTTACAAGATTGAGATATTAATGCAACCATCGCATAGAGTATCACAGTCAGGAAAACACCAGTGGATGAACTCTATAGGTCAGTCTACTTGGTCTGAAGATGCACCTAGTTATGATTGGTGGAAATCTGACGGTGAGCGTAAAGCTTATGTTGGTGAGGAAACCTTAATTAACTTTGCAAAATGTTGGGCAAATGTTGCTTCTGGAGATGAAGTAACTTTTGACACTATTGCTAAGATAGCTGCAGGTGATGTAGCTGAGCTTAAGAAATATGTAGCTGCGTTAAAAGATAACCCAGTGCGTGTTCTTATTGGTGTAAAAGATGACAAGTATCAAATTGTTTATACAAAATACTTTGGTCGTGCTTATGCTAATCCAAGAGACAACTATTTTGTAAAAGCTTTAAATGATGAGTATGGTGCATTTAATGCTGACTTTAATGCTGATTTAGCATTTGGTGAGCACAAGCCTACAGCTACTTTGGTTACTCCTGATTCTTCAACTGAAGATGAAGATTGGACATCAAATGATAGTAGTGCTGATGATTTACCATTCTAGTATTTACTAACTATAATCAAAGGGCAGTGTAAAAGCTGCCCTTTTTTTATTTAAATTCGCAGACTATGCTCAAAATTAGAAAACAAAACGATAGGCTGCATACAGATACTATATTACAAAAAATTAGTGAATATGATATTTTTAAATATTATTGTCCTAATTTTAAATCTTTAAATGTAAAATTCTGTAGTGACTTACGTAAAGATTCTAGACCGTCTGTGTCTATAGGAGTTTGGAATAATAAATTATTATACAAAGATTTTGGCTACCCTGATCACACTTTTAATTGTTTTTCATATGTACAACAAAAGTTTAATTGTGATTTTTATGCTGCCCTTCGTATTATAGATTGTGACTTTAATTTAGGTTTAGCTAACCATAGTAGTGATGTAAAATTTACTATGGGTTATTTAGCTTATAAACAAAAACCATTAAAGTTAGTACAAAAGCAAACTATAATACAAAAGAGAAGAAGAAGGTGGAATAAAGATGATAAAAACTTTTGGAGTAAATATTTGATTAGTAAAGAAATATTACTTACATTTGGCGTCGAGCCTATAACTCATTATTGGATTAATGGTAATAGATTTACCTGTAAATCAATAACTTACGTTTATAGATTCGGAAATAAATTCAAAATTTACGCACCCTATGAAGAAGAAAACAAATGGGCGAGCAATACAAACAAAGAAATCATCCAAGGATACAAACAACTTCCTGTTAAAGGGAATCTCTGTATTATTACATCGAGTCTCAAGGATGTTATGTGCTTGTTCGCAATGGGCATCCCCGCAATCGCCTTGCAATCAGAAATGCAAATGCCCAAAGAAGAAACAATCAAAGAACTTAAAGAAAGGTTCAAAAAGGTAGCATTGTTTTATGATAATGATTTTAACAACCCAAACAATCCAGGACAAACAATGGCAAAAAAGATCTGCGCAAAATATCGTTTAAATAATATTATCATACCTGATAATTATGAACTTAAGGATTTGTCTGACTATATTGCACACTTTAAATCTACTGGAGGGTTAAAAACTCTTATAGAAGTACAGATATGAATAAAGAAGAAGTAAAAGAATTTTTAAAACAGAAACCAGGATACTTAAAAGAAGGAGCAGAGAGACTATCAGAAAAACTAGATTGTAGCGTTGAGACTTGTAGACATGCTTTGAAAGAAGCCAGGATAGAAGCAAAAGGGTCAGAAGCATTTGACTTAGATAATGTAAACGCATCAGAGATCAGTGAGTTTAAAAAGTTTTTAAAAGAAAACCAAATAGACGAAGATGATGTTAAGTCTGTAAAGTTTTGGCAAAATATGCAAGGAGATAATAGATTCTCTGTTGTAGTAAAAGGCGAAGACGATGTAGTTAAAAGAACTAAAGACGAGATAATATCTTTATTAGAATCATATAGTCCTAAAGTTGAGCAAGAATATAAAGCTGTAGAAGATGCTGTAGTGTACGAAATATCATTACCAGATATACATTACGGAAAATATACGGGTCAAACTCTTGATGAAGCGGAAGAGGAATATATGAAAGTTGTAAAAGACCTATTACATAAAGCAAAAGGATTAAATATAGAACGCATACTTTTACCTATTGGTAATGACGGTATGAACTCTGAAGGATATTCTAGAGCTACTACAAAAGGCACACCTCAACAAGATTCAGCAGAATGGCAAGAAACGTTTGTAGGTTATTGCAATCTTATGATAAGAGCAATAAGCTATTTAGCTAGGACTGCACCTGTTGATGTTGTAGTGGTCCAAGGTAATCATGACTACGAAAGAATGTTTTATGCTGGCGAGTTTTTGCGAGCATTTTTTATAAATGATGATAGGGTTCTTGTAGACAATGGTTATGACTCAAGAAAGTACTATACTTATGGTACAAATTTGATTATGTTTACACACGGAGATAAAGAGAAACCAGCAGACATGCCTTTAATTATGGCTACAGAACAACCTTTACTATTTGCTAAAACAACATGTAGAGAAGTGCACTGTGGACATATGCATAAAGAAATGGTAAATGAATATCGAGGTATTAAAGTTAGATTTATACCATCAATATGTGGTAACGACGCTTGGCATAAAATGATGGGTTATGAAGCTAAACGAACAGGTCAAGCACATATATGGAGCAAAACAAGAGGTTACGAGGGGTACTTACAAACAAACGTATGAGACGAAAAGTAAAAGCAAATAAAAAAGTAAGAAATGCTACTAGTAAAGTATACAAAGGAATTAAGTTCAGGTCTAAGCTTGAACTTTTTACGTATAAAAAACTAGAAGAAGCTAGTATAAAAAGCTTATACGAAAAAAAGAAATACGTGTTACAAGAAGGATTTCACTATTCTCAACAATGCTATGAGCCACATAAAACCAAAGGATATGTAGACAATACATATAAAGTTAGAGATATTACATATACTCCTGACTTTGTAGATCCTAACGGTAAGTGGATTATAGAAGTAAAAGGTTTTGCAAATGATGTGTTTCCTGTAAAATGGAAGATGTTTAAAAATTATTTAATGCAGCTGGAAGACCCTCCAGTACTGTATTTACCTAAAAATCAGGGTCAGGTTTTAAAAACCATCGAACTTATCAAAGAGCTTTAACGAGCTCTTTTTTTATTAACTAAATTTTAATTATGAATTATGACCAGTGGAAAACTATGTCTGATAGAGATGACTCTACAGATATGGTAAGCCCTTGCTGTGGGGCAGAATACAGCGAGTACTCAAATTATATAGAATACATTTCTACAGATTTTATTTGTAGTGAGTGTAAAGATAGATTTGATGTACCTATAGAAGACTATGAATATGCTGAAAGAAAAAAAGAAGATGCAGCAGAATTTAATAGAGATGAATAAATGTTTAACAATACTTAAAAAATAATAAAATGAGTATAAAAACTATTGACAAGCAGATCAAAGGATCTGAAGGCCTTGCTAAGAAAATTAACAAGGGAGCTGAAAAGATGGTATTTGACATCTTACAGTCTACACAGTACTCTACACCTATTCCGTCTACAGTGCGTGAGTTGGCTACCAATGGTGCCGATGCGCAACGTGAAAAGGAGATGGCTATAGAGATACTTACAAACAAAGCTAAAGTAGAAGACTATTACATTGAACGCCACGGCGAGCAATATAATGATAGTAACTTTGATATTAGCTATTACAATCTAGATCATTTAGATACAGAAAACAACGACGTACTAATTACATACAAAGAGAATGAAGGAACAGGATACTGCGATGTAGTTACTATACAAGACTACGGTGTTGGTATTGGTGAACGCCGTTTGGAAGGTGTGCTTGAGCTTGGTTATTCAACTAAGCGTAACACAGCTGAGAACTTCGGTGCATTTGGTCTTGGTGCCAAGGTTGCATTGTCTACTGGTGTAGATTTTTACACTATAGAGACTGTACATAATGGTAAAAGATTCAAGATGAACTGTTACAACTACAAGACAGACTTTATTGTACCTGCATTTAATCCAGTAGCTGGTCAAGCTAACCCGCATGTTGTACTTAGCGATGGAACGAAAGTGCACTATGTACCTACTGATGCAAAAAATCAAACCTTAATATCGTTTGGGGTCAAAAAGCACAACAGACGAGATTACCGTGATGCGGTAGAAGAGCAGCTGATGTATATGCCTAACATTAAATTTAAGCGTATTGCAGAAGATGGGTATGAAAGAGAAGAAAACATTCATCCAAGAGTTATGCACAACTCTGACAACTTAATTATCTCTGATACATATCTGTTTAGTAAACCACACATTGTATTGACTAAGGATGTAGGCGCACCAAC